GTTCAAGATGGACGGTAAATATCACCGTGTTATGCAACGAAAATGGAAACTAGATGCGCCACAAACAGCCTGAGATCGTGACGATCTACTACAAGATGCTCGAGGCCGGCCCGCCCAAGTGCTGCCATAGCTGCGAGTTCTACGGCACGGACGGCCTGTGCGTGGAGTTTTTCAAGGAGCCGCCGGAGGAGTTCGCCGCCACGCCGGATGCCTGCAACAAATGGGTGATGGACCTGCCCTTCTGATGAAAACAGAACACGAAGAGCAGCGCGAACTGGTGCAGTGGATCCGCCAGGCCTGCGAAGTGCGGGTGTTTGCGATCCCGAACGGTGGCCTGAGAGGCATCGCCGCCGCCGGACGCCTGAAGGCCGAAGGCGTATCGGCTGGCGTGCCCGACCTGTTCATCCCGGCCTGGCTGTGCTGGATTGAGATGAAGCGCGAGAAGGGCGGCAGCGTCTCGCCAGAGCAGCGGGATTGGCACGACTATCTGACCGGCCTGGGGCACCATGTGATCGTCGGGCGCGGACAGGAAGATGCTAAAGAAAAGATGCGAAACCTAGGGTTTGTACCTAGGAATTGATGCTTTTTTTTGGGTATTATGCTTCTCACACCAACCCGCAACCGGACCGGAGCCAACATGAACCTTAAAAAACTTGACGAATGCCGCCAGGCCTTTACCGCTGCTGAGGCCGCAGCGTATGACAGTCTTGGGAATGTCATCAACGCCGCCGCCCTGCAAGACTTTAGCCGCGCGTCGGATGCGCTGGCAGATGCCAATTTCAACGCGCCAGCCAAGGCCGACGCCACCGGTCGCCAGTGGCGTTTAGCCGGCTTTGCGGCGCACGCCGAGCTGTGGCGCGCTGACGACGCCAAATTGATGGCGCACGGCTGGGCCGTCTGCGATCCCGGCGATGAGCCGGATCACGCAACGTGGTCCACGACAACCACCGAGGCCATTGCGCGTCAGTGGTTTGCTCAACGTGTGCCTTTCTTTTGAACCACAACCCAGCCCGGCCCAGCGCCGGGCACCAAGGAACCCCCATGATCTCTGACGCCCTCTTCGCCATAGCCCTCGGGCTTGCTGGCGCCACCTTCCTTTTCTTTGCCCTGTCATGATCGCAACCAAACACAAGCTCTTGCTCGCCAACGCTTTCGGCATTGCCGGATACAAGCGTGCCTTGTTCGACGCGCTCAACGCCTCGGTGGCGGAAGAGTGCGATGGCGAGCGCCTGGTAGCGCTTAACTTTGCAGACGGCTCGCGCCTGGTGTTCGCATGAACGGCGCCCCACCCTGCCCAATCGACAGCGTAGAGTTCATCTACAACATAGACGATGTGAGCGAGCCGCTGGTCTGCCACCTGGACTACGAGCCCGAGTGCGCAGGCCACGGGGATCACCCCGATTACCCAAGCACTATGTGCTTGGCGGCGGCCTACATCAAGGACACCGACATTCTGGGCCTTCTGAGCCCGGACAAGATTGAGGCAATCGAACTGCTCGCCTTAGACGAGCAAGAGCGCTTTGATGGCGATGGTGGGTACGATGAAGAATAAGCCGCCGCCGAGCATTGGATGGTGGCCCACCGGCGAGCACAGGGTTCGCTGGTGGAACGGCGAGTACTGGTCATGGGTCTGCTTTGACTCTGACAACATGCATGCAGTGGCAGCCTACGGCAATCGGGCTGACAAGCACGCGAAGAACGTCCAGTGGTATCCAAGGCCAGACAGCTGGCCAGAGAGGAGCAAGACATGAAAGACAGAGAAGAGTACTTCTGTAAGGCTGCGGCCCGCCAGAGCCTGTTCTGCGCAGTGTGGATCGTCGCCCTAGTGGCGCTGATTGCGTGGCTAGCGTGACGCACATCGGCTGGATGGTCAGCGAAGGCGAGGTTTGCATCCTGCTCACTAGGCGCTGGGAGGAGAAGGAATACTGGGTGGGCCTCGGATGCGTTGCAACACCGCTCTATGCGTTGCCCGCTGTGTAACGCACCGACCAGCGTTGTCTCAACTCGCCACCAGCCCAACAACACAACCCGAAGGAGATACGAATGCTTCAACAACCACCGGTTCAGCACAATCGAACGACACGCCGTTTTCCCAGGTCGCTCGAAGAAGCCTTTGGCGGGGACGGTTACGCCATTACCCACTACCGCAACAGATGGAGTTGGGCCAACCGCGCCGCCGCTTTTATTGTTTGGGTGCTGGCGATCGCTTACGGAGTGACGTTATGGACTTGAAGAGCCAGCTGCTACGCGAGGAGGGCGCCGAGTCCTGCGCCTATCAAGACTCGCTTGGGTACTGGACGATCGGCGTCGGGCGCTTGATCGACTCGCGCAAGGGCGGCGGGTTGTCCAACGATGAGATCAACTACTTGTTGGACAACGACATCAAAGCCAAGACCCGCGAGGTATTGCTGGCGCTGCCGTGGATGCCCAGACTGTCCGAGCCGCGTCAGGCCGTGTTGATTGGCATGGCGTTTCAGATGGGCTTGAAGGGTCTGCTCCAGTTCAAGCGGATGTTGTCGGCGGTTGAAGACGGCCAGTTCTTTGAGGCCGCTGCGCAGATGATAGAGAGCACTTGGGCACGGCAGACGCCAGCACGAGCGCATCGCATGGCGTTACAGATGGAGACAGGCGAATGGACCCTCTAACCGCAGGCGTCGAACTGGCGCAAACAGTCATTACGCGCATCTGGCCTGACAAGTCAGCCGCCGAGGCAGCGCAGCTCGCTGCCCAGGTCGCCATCGTGCAAGGCCAACTAGACGTCAACCGCGCCGAGGCGTCGAGCCCGAGTGCGTTCACTTCAGGCTGGCGCCCAGCGATTGGCTGGGTCTGCGCATCGGCGCTGGCCTGTCAATACATCGCTAGGCCACTGGTGCAGTGGACCGGCATTGTGCTCGACCACCCGCTGCCGACGCTGCCTGGCATTGACGATAACTTGTGGCAGTTGATGTTGGGGATGCTTGGGCTTGGTGGGTTGCGCACGTTTGAGAAGACGAAGGGAGTTGCGTCGTGACCGATGAACGCATTGCCGAACTGATGGGATGGCGTTGGCCAACTAGCCTTCACCCTGATGACATGCTTGCGAAAGTGCGGACCGTTGTACGCGAAGCAGTACGCACTGAAGGGGGTGAGACATTTGCAGACCGATGCAAGCTAGCAACGGACTGCCTGCCCCAGTCACCCTACCGGGTGATGCTGGAGAACCTGCATCGAGAGATGTTGGGCATTAATCAGAGGATTGAGCCATGAACGAAAGAATTAGAAAACTAATGGACGGCTGCTTCGACATTACCGTTGACCACCGTGGGCGGGAAGACTTCTCGACTGACTACGCCGGCATTGAGCGGTTCTCTGATTTGATTGTCCGGGAGTGCGCGGAGTTGAGTATTGACTATCCCGGCAACGTCAAGTTGTTAATCCTGAACCATTTTGGGATGGAACCATGACCGAGCGCGATGCGTTTGAAGCGTGGTGTGATGACTATTGGGAAACAAGTTCGTATCTGCACAAGAGCAAAACATGCGGGGAGTGGGCGGCTTGGCGGGCTGCTCGTGTTGATCTGCCGGTTATTCTGGCGCAGGTTGACAGTTTGCGAACGGCGTTAAAGCGGGTGCTGGACGCGCAAAACAAAGAGACGAAATTGCAGGCCCGAACGCTACTATTGACGCTGAAAAGAGTTGAGCCATGATTGATCGTGAACTATACAACTTAATGCTTTTCCTGATATGGACGTTCGTAGTGTTTTGTTATGGCGTAGGTTGGGGTAGAAAATGAACGTTAACCCAAACCCTTGGATCATTGAATCCCGCATTGAATACTGCAAAGACAGAGCCAAACAAAATGGGTTCCGTCTTGAGCGTGGAGATGGTAATAACACCATCAACATTGTTGCGGACAAGCCGCCCTACGGCAAAGACGTTGTCATTGCTCGGTTATATGATTGGTCACTCGTAGAGATGTATCTTATCGGGTATGAGCAGGGCAAGATGGAGACGAGCATTATTGCTACGCTGGCAAAGTCTAAGAAGGAGAAACCGTAATGTCATGCGACTGGGGGAAAACTGAAGGGGAGGAAGACCTGCCCGAACCTGAGCACATTGATAGCGAAACCTGCTGGTGCAAACCTGTATTAGATTACACAGACCCCGATACAGGAGTATCGGTATACGTTCACCGGAGAACGCAATGACGCAGGGGGACTGCGGGGAAACGTGTAAACGAGCAATGCTCTGCTACGCCTGTTCAAAAGAGTTGGGGGCGCTAACCAGAGGAGACATCTTGAGATGCATTGAAACCGACGAACTTTGCACTGTAGAGGCTACATCTACCACCGGCAAAACGCTGGTTAAATGGAATGATAACGACTTTGCAGAGTACACGGCAGAGCAGATTGGTGAGTTGTTCTGGATTGAACCGAAACCCCAATGGCAGGGGCTAGCTAAACTACATGCAAAGCTTATTGCCGAAAACTCACCAAATATTGAGTGGGCAATAATGTTGACAGAGCAAGCACTTAAGGAGAAAAACGGTGGTTGAACCCGTAGCATGGATGGTTTACACAGAAGACGGTAAATCTGTGTATGTAACCGATAACCCAACCGACATCCAGCAAGGCCAACGAGCTTTGCCGCTTTATACGAAGCCCCAATGGCAGGGGTTGACGAAGGCTGATGTAAATAAACTCACAAGATTCGTAATTGCGTTCAAAAGCGAGGTTGTGGAGTTTATTAGAGAAGCGGAAGCCAAACTCAAGGAGAAGAACACGTGACCGAAACCGAGAGAAACCTAGACCTCCTGCTGGGCGATGCCTTAGCAGAAAATGAGCGGCTGCGGCGAGAGTTGAAGTACCAAGACGCCAGGGAAGGTTACATTGGCACGCACAGCCCAGACTGCTGGTCATGGGGGCCGCGTCACTACGAGTGCGCACTGCGGCACATAGGCGGCTCGAATGATGCACCCTGACACCGAGTTGCTGATGCACCTCGCCGCCAACATAGTACGCGAGTACCCCAACGGCGTCAGCACGGTCGACATGCATTTGCGCATGGCAATCTCGCTGGACAAGGCCCGCAAGATTCTTTGCTTTGCTCGCAAGGCGCGGCTGCTGGGCGTGGCCGGTAGCGGCGTCACTGCTCGATGGGCATCACCTGAGCGAGCAGCAGAGCTAGACGCTGGGCGCTGGACGAAGCGCAAGCTGCAGCACAAGGCGTGCAGGGATCGTAGGACCGCCAAGATTGCTGCCCGCCAAGCTGCGTCAGAACTGGCGCCAAGGCGGGTAGCCAAACCGTTCAGGATCAACGCACCGAATTCAGTATGGCAACTAGTGGACTTCCCATGCGACCAACTAAAGCGGCGATAGACGCCATCCGCGAGGCCTACATGGCTGACGTTCTGACGATCAGAGCGCACATCCTGGCGCTCAATGATCCGCATCTGGAGGATGCCTGGGCCGGGATCGAGACGTTCGCTGCCGTGGCGCTGCGGGTGATGGCGAAGACCAACCCTAGCAAGCTCAAGAGCGAGATGGTGACTGTGGGGATTTCGGCGCTGCTATGACCTGTCGACCTTGCCGTCCAGCTTGTCAAAGATGCGCCCCAGCAGGTCGCGGATCTCTTTGAGGTCTGACCTGTAGTCGTCCCGCGTCACATAGGTCTTGGGTAGCTCGACCGACAGGCGGGTCAGGTCGGCTTTCAACTCCTTGACCGCTGACCACAACTCCCTTGCGAACCAGCCGGTAACCGCACAAGCGGTAGCAAGGCCAATGTCGATCAGGTGTTGCGAATCCATCAGATCATCCTTGCGAGCAGTGGCACCGCCCCGCCGGCACACGTTGCCAGGGCATCAAACCATTCTACCCCGTGCGTGGGCGTCAAGCCTGCTCTGATAGCACGTTGGTTGGAGAGCCAGTCGAGCACCTCCTTGCCAACTGCGGCCAGCACTACGAGGCCATAGGCAGCGTCAGGGCGGCGCAGGACCACTAGGGCGGCTAGGAAGATCAGCGCGCCGTAGATGGCGTGGTTGGCCTTGTCGGCGGGCAGTTGAGGCATCACGGGTTAGCCTGAGCGTCTTCGTACTTGAACACAGCCCCGACAGTCGTGGCAACGTAGGTATTGCTGCCGGATGCGTTGTAGCTCGCTGAACTGCTGCGCACCTTGAAGCCGTTTGCCAGCTTGTCTGCATGGGTTCCAAAAGTCACTGCGTTGCCGTTGATGGTCATCGCCGTGGGGGTGCCGTTCAAGTACACCATCGGGCCGTCTGTGCTAAGGTTGCCGGTGAACGTGCCGCTGGTGGTGACTGTGCCTGCTGTGAGGTTGTAAGTGTTGAGTGGAAGGTAACCAGTAGGCAAGGTGGGATAAGTAAAAGGGCGTTGACCGAAGTTAGCATGAGCTAAAGTAATCTGATTACCTTGATCTGTCAGGTACGGGAAATATGTATCGTTGAGATTACTATATGCCACTCCTTGACTTACACCGTTTTTATAGAAAGTAAGTGTTCCAGCGTCCATATCCAATGCAACGCCAATAACATCATTAAGCCCCAAAAACGTTGCCCCGTATGAAACAACAACGCTGTTGTTTCTTTTTTGCCCGCTGTACGCCATGTAGATGTACGAACCCGCTGAAATGCCCGGCCCGTTCTGAGCGTCAGTGTAAACGTTATTGGTAATGCCTACAGTCAAATCAGTAGTTGAACCTTGAGTAATTTCCCAATAGAACTTACCAGATGACACGCCTATTGTGGCAACAGCATAGTTGTAGTACGTTGCTCCAGACTTTGTAAACGTCAGATTTCCGTTTTGTATGACTGCGGTTGATCCTACCTTTGCCAACGGATTCAACACAGCATAGTTCGCCGCAGTAGCACTTGTGAGTGTCGGCACATCAGTCAGTGAGTCGTATGTGGACCCGGCTGTGAGGCTGATGTTGTTGGGTGTCCAGTTGTTACCGTTGCCGCTGGAGTCTGCTACTAGGGTAGATGTGCTGGTGGTGTTGGTGAACGGCAAATAGAACCCATTGGTCCCGTATGTCCCGGCGTACTTGATGGGGAGCCACTGGTTGTAGATGCTGGATGCGCCGAAGGCTGTGGGGGCTAGCTGCTGCCCATCAATAAAGTTAAACTCTGCTAGTTCGCCGTCAAGGTATTGGTTATAGCTGCCAGAGTACAAAGCGCCAATTGCTTGGACCGCGCCGCTTCTATTGATAGCTGAAACGCCATTTAATGAGGGATAAGTAGCAGTGGAAAAACTTGTAACCTGCGTACCGTTTACATACATCTTCATGCGGTTGGAAGAAGTTGCTTGAGTTGTATCCACCGCTACTATAACGTGATACCAAGCTGCTGGGTCACGAAACAGTTGTGTGGTTATAATCTCACCATTTGCCCCGCCATTATTAACCCAAAAAGCCAAACTAGTGTCCGTATTAAACTGAAACGAACTGTAATCCCCTGCGGAACCGCTACCAGCAGAAAAAATTGAATATGCTGCAAACGTTCCACGCTTAACCCAAACGCTTATGGTGTACTTGGTTTGGGCGGTGGGAGTGCCCGCAGTCCTGTTCAGGTACGCACTCGCAGAAGACCGGAAACGCAGGGATTTGTTCAGGAAGTACCCCGTCACCGCACGGGTCAGGAAGGAGTTGAGTGCTGCAAACATTATGCGAACGCCTGGGCTGCGTTACCGTACCAGCTGGTGCCGATGTAGACAAAGCTGAGAATGTCTTCTGCACTGGCTGTTGCCGTGATTGTTGGCACAGTGCCACCGGGCCATTTGACGCCGGTGAAGGTGGCCGTGGTCATGCCTGTTGCTGCTTGGGTCAAGCGAAGGATGAACGAATTGCCTGCTGTAGGGGAAGTCGGCATTGCGAACGTACAAGGCGTTGAGGCCGTCAGCGTAGCGGTGACAACTGTGCCTGCCGTAATGACGATTGTTGCCGTGCCTGTAACCGTTCCCAGCGCAGCTACTGACTCAACGTAGCCCGAGATCGTGGGGGTTGTCAGCGTCGGTGATGTGCTCAGGACAACCGCCACGGTGCCAGTGCTTGAGGCCACTCCAGTCCCGCCACTAGCCACCGGCAACGCAGTGGTTAAGCTCAGGCTCAAAGCACTCACAGCCCGCCCAGCGGTCAAGTTGGCCACCGAGACCTGCTTGGTGGTCGAGCTTTGGACAATCGGCAGAACCTCGGTGCCCGCTAGGGGCGTAGTACTTGCCGGGAGGGCACTGATTTTTGAGTCAGCCATTTTGCTTGTTCCTTTGCTTTATGATACACGAACAGAGTTGATGCGAGCGTTGATGGCCGTCCCAGCCGTCTCCTGCAGCACAGACACTAGGCGCAACTCAATCCGGTCTGTAGCAGCAAGTGTTGCGCCTGTGACCGTAAACACATTGTCCGTTGCTGCGTTGGTCAATGTGATGGCTGCCGACCCCAGGTTAGACCCATGAGCGCCGGTTAAGTTGTTGATTCTGTACGCTGTGAGCGTAAGCGTTTTGGTGCCTGCTGTGCCTGCTCCGCTGTAGTAGGCATTGGCTGTAACGCTAAGATCGCGGCCCGAAAAGTACCCGTTGCCAGGCTGATATTCCCAGATGACGGTGGATGTAATAGTGGCGCTGAGTGCGTTGGCAGCGAGCAGGAACGTTGAAGTACCCGGCGTGTTGCTGATGCCAAAAGTAGTGGCCGAAGAGCTTGCTGTAGCCACAGACCCATCGGCGTTGCGAGCAGAGGTCAGCGCCAGATTGGAGGCCGGGGAGATGCCCGATGCAACTGGCTTGATTGCCCAAGTGTCAAGCACGTAGCCGGTTGTGCCGGTGTAGCCATAGACCCAAACGGATACAGGGCCGTTGGGGGCGGTGAACGTTGTGCTTGAGGTAGCACTTAGAACCCAAGTCCCGGTGGTTATGGTTGTTGACCCGCCGTTGTATCCGTTGCGGATGTATAGGCCGCCAGCAGTGTTGCCGGTTGCGGCAGTGGCGAAAAATGTTACCTTGTACTCGGCCCCAGGGGTAAGGCCAGGGAGGTTGATGTAAACATCAGAGTTGTTAACTGGCGATCCCGTAAGGGTGATTACGCCAGCAACCGCTGTTACCGTTCCTGTATTGCCAGTAATGAGGCCAACGTTGTCATCGTTGTAGAAGTCATTTACAAACTTTTCCGAAACAGTGTCCATGCTGAGGAAGCCAGGAAGGACGCCTTCAAACAAGCCAACGCTGTCTAAATAGAATATTTCTCCAACATCCGACCCATCGGCAGCGCCAGCGTAGACGGTAACCGTAAGTTTTGTGTGCGTGAGAGGAATGGTAAGCGTAGAGATGACCCACTGCCATCCGCCATTGCACACGGCGCCACGGGGGTAGCTGGTAAAGCTAGACGAAGAGGTAACGTTATCCGTGGACGTAATGTCCAGGCGGCCCCCAAGCAAGCCAAGACCGGCCTGGGTCCAGACTCGCGCTATTGCGGTGACTGTTTTTCCCACCAAGTGCGGAATAGCAAGGCTTGCGTCGGTCGTAATGACCGGACTTGCTCCAGCGCCAATTGTGATCTGCGCAGAGTACAGCGATCCATCGGTTACGCTGACATTCTTTGTGGGAACGCAATTGGTAAACGTCCAGCCGGAAGGGTTGCTGCCTGTGTCCCAGGTTATAAAACGAGGGTTGTAGATGTAATTGGTTGGCGTCTGCGAAAGCGGGTTGACGCCTTGCGGGCCAAAGTTCGTGTAGCGCGGAGGCTCGGCCATGACGCGCTGGACCTCTTCGCACCAGACTTGGCTGCCTAGGGCGCTTGGGTGTGTCTCGTCTGTGTATAGCGCTGCCGGGTCTGGGTACGTCTCAAATGCGGTGTATACATCGATGACGCCAGCACCGACCAGATCGGCAGTTTTGCGCCAGGCGCTTGTGAGCCGTGCGGACTGGTTTGCTCCGGCAACGCTAGTGCGTGGGTTTTGCAGCGTAATGAACAACCCGGCAAGCGGGGCCATTAGCCTGCAATGGCTGGCGGCAATCACCCATTCTGGCAGCGCCTCCACTTCAGTGGCGTTGGTGCCAATGTTGTGGCCGTAGTTGATGATGACCAGATCGTAATTAATCCCGGTCCAGATTAGGCTTTGCCGTCCTCCGTCCGTATAGAAGGTGTTGGTTCCGCTAACGCTGGCGTTGTCAATGAAGACTGTCTGCGCACCGCTGCCGGTGCTTATCGTAGTGTAGGCAGCCCATCCCGTAGTATCGTCATACAGGCGGTACTTGATGGTGTGCGTGGTGAGCTCTGTGGCCAGCCATTGGGCGGTAAGGTACACCCATTCGGTGGTCTCATTTCCGGTAGAGTCGCCGGTGACAAACATGTAGACGTTTGCTTGATTGGCGCGAGACTTCGCCCAGAAGTGCTGCGCCTGTGCCTGCGCCTGGCGTAATTCTGCGGCCACCGTGTTCGCGGCAGAACTGTTCAGGTAATCGTACCCAACTTGCGCCGCCCCAGCGGATGAGTTTATTTCCTGCAGCTCAGAGCCTACCGTGTCAACCGGATATGTTTCTGTTGAAAAATAGGAAACATCCCCGGCATTGATGACAAATCCATACCTTGCCGTAGATTCTGATGCGCTATATACCGCACTCCCCTTGGCGTTTTGAACCAAGATGCTGTAATCGCTGTCCGCGTAAATTACTGCCGGCGTGCCTGAGTTGACAATGTAGCCGCCAGATGTGCGCAGTGGCTGCGCTGCTGTCTGCGTCAGCGCGGCGTCCCAATAGATGCTGATCGGGTTGGTCTGCGGCGCCAGATTGACCGTGCCGATCCAGATGTAGCCATTGTCCAGCGGCTGGCCCGCCGTATCGGTGAAGATTGGGTAGGCGGGTTGGATTGATAGTGCGGTCATTTATTGGCTTTCCTGGTCAAATTGGCGCTCAGTCTGGGCCGCAGTCTGCAGCCATTGAATTCTGGCATCCAATGTTTTCGGCAATTTGGCCGCGTCTGCAAATTTCTGGAAGGATTGTGACATGGCCGCACGACGAATGCTAGCAGCGCTTGGCGCGCCCCTGGTTGCGGCTTCGACCGCGAGCTTCTGAAAACCCTCATCAGCGAACAGCTTTCCGGCCGCCTTGAGAGCGTCCTTGTTGCCTTGTGTCATGGCAGTGGTTATCACGGATGTTGCTGCTGCCGCAACTGGGCCGCCCATTGCTGCTGCGCCAGTCACCAGGCCCTTGGCCAATGTGCTCTCCATCACCTTGCCGATCAGGCTTTCGGCCTGCATGCCTTGCATCAGCGCCTGGTTCGCCTTGCCGGTGGTCAGGACGTTGGCCCTGGCATCGGTGACGCGCTTAGAGATTTCGTACAGATCACGCAGCACATTGGATGATCCCTCGCCGAGCGTGTCCACGATGGTCTTGTAGACGGGCGGGTTGGCGCGCAGCTTCGGGTAAATATCTGCAAACTCTGAGAATCCAAAGCCACCCTTTTCGGCGCCCCTGGCCGAGCGAGTGACGGACGCCAGCGCAGTAGCCACCGTCTCTTTGCGTAGGTCTTCAGGGACAGTCTTGAGTAGGCGGTTGAACTCTCCCGCATCGCCCTTGGCCGCGCCAGTGATGGCGGTACGCATCTTGTTGGCCAGACTGCCTTCAATGTCCTGGCCAAACGCATTCACGATGCGCTTGCCGAGTGCTCGCTCTTTGGCATAGATCAGATTGGCTGCGCGAAGTTGCCGGCGTAGTTCCTCGCCGCCGATGTTGCCAACGTTCGTCAGTTGATCGTCAGCCAGTGCCGCATACAGGCGCTTGAGGTCCGCTTCGGCCATGCTGCCGTAAGGCGACTCCATCTTGTCAATGGCTTTGCCAATCAGGGATTTTTCGCGCTTGAGCAGGCCATATGTCATGCCACCGCGCTCAATCATATTGGCCAGTTTTCGCTCTGCTGCCGACATGCCCTCTTCGGTTACCTCGGCTTTGACGGCGGCAAGGGTTGCTTGGAGCTTTGGCAGACTGACTGGCGATGTTTTTGGCACCACCTTATCGACCGCAATGTAAAGGTCGCCCGCTTCAGTATTAAGGTCTGAGCGCGTCTTGGTCAGCGAGTCTTTGATCTTCTGCGACACCACGCCTGGCGCAATTGTTCCTTCAATAAACTGAGCATCAAACTGCTTGATTACATCGTCGGCCTTGTCCACGGCCTGCGTGACGGTGTTGCGCCAGGCGGCTTCGGCCTCGCTGCCTGCGGCGGATCGGGTCAGGCCTGCGGCTGCCCTGATCTGCGGGTTGTCGCTGAACACATCGGCAGGAAGCACAATGCCCAGGCGTTCGGCTGCCTCCTTGGCCGCCACGTTGACTTGGGCAAGATCGGCCAGCCGATCGCGTGCGCCAGCCGAGCCGAAACCTGTGCCGGCAGCCTGCTTGACTAGTTTCCCGACTTCCTCTTCTGCAATGACGGATACGGTAGGCGCTGCGGCTGGAGTTACTGCCGGGGCCACCGCCTGGGCAACCGGGGCAACTGGCGGCACAGCCTCCGGCACCGCCGCAGGAATCTCCGGAGCCATCATGGGCTCAACGCGAACTGCTGGCGTCGGCATAGGGGTTGGAGCTCGGCCACCCGTAACGCTTTGCGCGCCTCTCCTGACCGCCTGTACAGCCGGAGGGATCACGCGCTGCAAAACCTGTCCTACTGGGCCGGTGCCTGCTGCAATACCTATTTCAGCAAGGTCTGTTAAACCAGTTCTGCCGCCAGTTGCTGCTTGACTTACCTCAATCGCTGCTTGAGTTGCGCCAGCGCCAACGATTGCGCCGGGGATGGTTGCCGCACGGCCTGCCGGTGTGAATGCTGCAAGCGCAGCCGCACCCCGAGGCACATCTTGCAAAGTTACCCCAGGTTCAATAACGTATTCTTTTCCGTCAGTAGGTGAGCGCATAAACACAGTTCCCTGTGCATCAAGGCGATACGTCAAGCCTGGGAAGTTGGCGGCAAAAATTTTAGCCCGCTCTTCTGAGCCAGCCATCAGCCCACCAAGTGCCGACTTCAACAAGCCAAAAGACATCTGATTGGTCTCTGGCATGTTGTAAATTGTGCGTTTTTCAGAAAGCGCCGCAGCCACTTCAGGTGATGAGGAGCGTCTTGATCCAGTGACCGATTCGGCCAGGCTTTCAAAAAACCCCATCTTAGGCTGTGATGCCGCCCACTGCTCTGGCGACATTGGGGCCGCTGCAGGCGCCGTAGGAGCGGGCGTAGAGGCCGCTGGCGCAGCCTGCTTGGTCTGAGATGCCAGCCATTCCTCTGGACTCATGGCGCCCCCACTGATTTTTTGTACTCGGCCCACTGCGCATCATTGAAGTTTGCGGGGCGCGTGTAATTCCGGCCGCCAACTATCACAATATTTGGATCGTTGGTTGCCGTTGTCTCAGGCCCGAACACGTTGTCAGGATTGAGCTTGTAGTTCTTGACCACCACGCCGAGCGCTTTCTTGTCATCGCCTGCCTTCTTCTGCGCTGAGTCTAGGTATTGCTTGGCAAGGTTGACGAATTCTTCTCGTTGTTTTGGCTGCAGGAACTGGCCGCTTTCTGCTTTCTTCAAACTGTTTTCAAGTCTTGTGTACAGGCCGGCAGTATCGCGGGCCGTTGCGAATTCAGTCTCACGCACAACCGAACCGGGGTCGAGCATTTTCATGAATCCTGTGATTAGCGCAATGTCGCCTGGGCCTGTTTTTACTTTGGCGGATGATTCAATGTTTGAATAAGTAGTGCCAAGCTCGCCGTAAACCTTGGTGCGGGCTTGGAATTCCTTGCGTAGCTTTTCCTCTTGATCGAATGCTTTAGCTGGATCGGGGGTGCCGGCTTTGAGTGCCTCCAGTTCAAGCGCAATCTTTTGTGTTTCTCTGCCTAATTTATTGGTCTGAGCCAGCGCCGATCCGGTCTGAGCTTTTGTCAGGCCAAGGGCGGCGGCTTTGCTTGCAAGGTCCGCAACTGCGGTCTTTTCTGCAAACTTAGCATCTACCGCCGCTTTTTGTGCGTCCGCCATTGCTCTGGCCGCGTCAGCTGTTGCCTTTTCCGCTGCGTTGCCAGCAGTAGCCTGGGCCGTGGTTGCATCTGCTACGGCCTGGTCAGCCTTTGCCCTAGCCTCAATCACTTTAGATGGGGCCAAAGCCGCAGTCCTGCGCTCTTCCCTTACTTTTGTAATGCCCTCATACCAATCTTTTCCAAAAGCTGCAGTGCCAAGTAACTCAACATTATCAGCAGCTATTTTAGGCGATATGTTTATTGTTTTTAACATATCTTGCCATGCAAGTTTTTGCTGCGGGTTTGTCTCTGCGTCTATGCGATTTTGCAAAATTGTTTTTGCAGTCTCTGGATTTTGCTCCAAGGAAACAAGCAATTGACCATAAAGACGCTTAGATGAATTCAACTGTTCATCATTCATATTTTTAGCAACAGCCTGCAATGCGTCAAATTGCTGCTTATTGGCCCCAACTAGAAGAGGTTCAATATCAGAATAAGTGCGTTCTGCGGCCGGTTTCTTGAAAAAAGCATCAATCCCAGTTTGATAGGTTTTAGCTTTCTCACGCGCTTGCGTTTGCGCCTGCACCTCTGCACCAGCAGCGCCAAGTTTGAACCCGCCCAGTGCCGCCTCGAATGGGCTCTGCACGTCTATTGCGTAATTCATCGGCGGTTGGAATGGATTGATGCCTGCCATTTTTTATCCTTTAGAACCCAAAACCTGGCTTTTTGCCAGCGCCGATTTGAGCGCCGACAAACTGGCCTGGCAAGTTAAACAGTTGCCCATAGGCCTTGGCCTCGCCAAGGATGCCGCCAGCTTCTGCGGAGCCCTGCTGGCCGAGCAAGTTGGCAATGTTGGTGCCAGTCTCCATGCCGGCCGCTCCAACGCCAGCGGCGGAGGCTTGGCCCAGGTTTGTCATGCCGCCGAGTCGACCGTACTGCTGCTCAATCAGGTTGGACAGGAGTTGCGGCCTAAACTGACCTAATGCGCCCTGCAGATTGCCGCCGCGCAGCCCGCCGGTGGCCGATGCCTGCTGTAGCAGCGCGTTTTCGCCCTGCGCAGCCAGGGCCTTGAACGTCTCGCCACCGGTGAGCCTGGCAATAGCGGCCTGCTCTGCTTCCGGCCCTCTGAGGCCTAGCAATGTCTGCTGCTGCTCCAGTGCCGGAATGCCCGCTTCGGTGTACGGCTGCAGGAGTTTGCGCATCTCGTCAAACTGGCGGCGCTGCTCTTCAATGCCGGCCTGGGATGCAGCGCCTTGAGCGGCGGCGGCGTCACCGGCTGCGCTAGCCTGCATCGAACTGCCGACCAGCTGGCTCCCCGCCACAATCATTCCGGTTACTGGATCAGGCATTGCCGAACTCCTTCATGTAATCTTCAAATTTCTCGCCGTACAGGTTCATGACAAGATGTGCGTTTTTGGTTGCGAAGCCCGAGCCATGCGATAGCGTAACAGCCATCAGGATCAGATCATAGTACCCGGCTCGCCAGATGAAAGATTTTGCATCCGCATGCCCGCTGCGCTCGGCGCTGTCTGATGCCTGCCACTTCAAGACCGAGACCGCAAGCATTGGCACCAGGTGGTGCGAGTTGGCGGCAAAGAATTGGTTCTGCGGCATGCCTACGAAAACGTTCCAGATGGTGGCGTTCAGGTCTTTGCGCTTGACCGCATCGCCGTCTGCAATGTCATCAAAAACTTGGATGGCGTCATAGACCATCACCAGCCACTCGATGGCTGGCTCTGGCAAGATAAAAACCTTGCGCAGGTTTTCTATGAGCCATTCGGAGTGGGTCACAACGTCAATCTTCCATCTCAAATTCACGCTCGTCCCAGGCCTGGCAGACGCGCAGATCGTGGCAGATGAACTCGAACTTGTTGCAGTAGCCTCGGAACCCGGCCTCGGTGTCCCAGTCGTTGCGAGGGATGCGCTCCATTTTAGCCTGCGTCATGGTGCTGTTGTCGTAGTACTCGCAGTTCGAGCACCGGCGGCGGCGAGCCTCCTTCTCGTCAACCTGCATGGCTTTGCCAACAGCGACCCAATAGACCTTGTTGGCCGTTGGCTCGTTGGATGGGTTCTCAGGGCCGAGCATCCAGTCCTCGATGACGGTATCGGTGTTCTTCTTGTTCTCCGCCGTGCTGATGAACTCCTCGCCCATCGGCAGGCCTGCAAAGCCCTTGGGGATGACCATAAATTCCTTCATGTTGCGATCCTTTGCTGTAAAATTGACTGGCAGCTTACCCGACGGGGGACAGGCGGTTTCATCCACCGCTTGCTGCAACTTTCAGGATGTTTTTCACTTTGATGAGGTGCAACATGCCTACACAAGCGCGAATCCACGAGCTTCTTTCCTACGATCCTGAGACTGGCATTATGACGCGACGCGTTAATAAAGGCCATGTTAAAGCCGGTCAAGTTGCAGGAAACCCAACTCGCGGCTACTTGCAATTGATGATTGATGGTCATATGACTTTCGTTCATCGTTTTATTTGGCTTTACGTTTATGGCAAATGGCCTGATGGAAATATTGACCATATAGACGGAAACAGATCAAACAATCGACTTTCTAACTTGCGTGATGTTTCGCAAGCAATGAACATTCAAAATCAAAGAAAACCAAAAATCAATAACAAATCTGGGTTTCTTGGCGTCAAGGCTAACCGGGGGCTTTGGAAGGCTGAGATAAGCGTCCACGGAAAAACCAAGTTTCTCGGACGGTTTAAAACACCCGAGGAAGCGCATCAGGTTTACCTTGAGGCGAAGCGCAGATTGCATCCTGGCTGCACCATTTAGGACGTAATTTCGCGGCCTGACACGCGCAGCGTGAGCGCCGTGGCGTTGCTAGCGATCGTGCTAATAAATGCACCGGCGTCCAACTCTTGGCCGACCAACTCCGGGCACAGGTAGGTCTCGCCTGGCACCACGGCTCGGTCATCAATAATCAGGTTGGCATTGCCTGCGCTGCCGCCGGACTGCACCAGGTTAACGCTGAATGTTCGGTTCGCCGTGTCGGTGTTGGTCACCGTGGCCTTGTCGATCAGCGCCTTGACAGAGTTTGCCGTGTACTGCGTTGTTTGCGAGGCCTCCATCTGCTTGGGGGCCACTAGGGTTTTGACAATTACGGTCATTGGACACCTTCGATGTTGTTGTTGACTGTAAGAATTATGGACGGGATGCCGGGATGCGGTACGGCGGCAGGGAATGTCTTCAGCTCAACACTCAAGTCAGTGACCGAGAACATTAGCTCAACATAATCGCTGGCCTTGAGGTCAAAAAAGTAATTCAGCGATGAGAAAATCTCAGCATTGTTACCTTGAATTGTTATTCTGCTGGCGCTGTTTGCCACATCAGCGCCATTTAAGCGAAACCAGAAATCAAAAACCGCTGTGCCGCCGCTTGTTTTGTCTAGCTGAAACGAGGTGTCAAAATTGTAGATGCCCTCGCTGTCCACAATGATGCGCGAGGTGGGCGAGCCGATATACACGCCATTGCTCAGGTCGGTGCCGTTGAACGTGATCGCCTTGGCCGTGTTGATGACCGTTGCTGTTTGCGTGGTGGTGTCGTAGAAGGAGCCGTACCTTGATCGCTTGAACTCTCTGGCCGGCGGTGCCATCTGCAGCCCTTCGACCGAAGCCGCCAGGCTCCCGAGCATGGCCATGGCTTGATTGGCCTTGTTCTCGGCCAGCGCGGCATTGATGGCCGATTCTTGCGCCAGTGAGGAGATCATGGACAGCGCTTGCACGGCGGTGGTCTGAGCAATGCCGGCTGCAATGTTGACCTCCAGCACGCCATCAGGCCCGATGGCATCAACGGCCGCAAACAGCATTTCGAACTGTCTGATCTGCTGCTGATCGGTCAAAAACTGCGCGAGTTGATCCCGCGTCAGATTGAGCTTCCGAGAGTTCGGAGCGGTGGTTGCCATGGATTAGAACGCCAGCGCCTCTAGCTGGGCCTCGAGCCTGGCAAATGACACGTGGGCGCTACTGTCGCCCCTGAAGCGCTGGATGCGCCAGTTGCGCATGTGGCCTTGCTGAAACCATGCCAGGCGCTTCTTGGTGTCTCCTGCTGTGCCGACTGAGATGAACCTGTCCTGGCTCCATGATCTGCCGTCCAGCGAGTAGCTTGTGCTGATCTGCGGGTTTCCGAGTGCCGCTGAGTTTAAGACGGCGAGCTCGAGCAGGATGTATTCGCCATTCTCTTGCAGCAAAAAGAACCCGTTTTCTTGGAGCAAGCCGTTGACCACCTGCGTGGCCAGGGCAACGCTTCCCGTCAATGCCACCAGTTCTAGCTTGTTGAAGATGGCGCCATTGCTCTCGGCGTAGACGATGAGCGTACCGAATTCCCAGCGCACCTGTTGGCCCCAGTGGTGGCCGGTGTCCTGCACGAGATACCCGATGGCGCTGGACTGCGGATCGCCGACCAGCCACTTGTTGTAGCACCAGACGATGTTCCTGGCCCGGTACTGCGCGATGCCGGTGGTGGTGCTGGCTAGAACAAACCAGACCTGTTCCTGCAACTCTCGCGAGGCCGATGCGTCGTAGACCAGCGTCTGGTCTGGCAGGTGTACGTACAGGTGTTCGTGAGCCTTGTCGTTCCTGGCCTCCAGCTTTACACCACTCAACTGGTCTTCGGTGTACTGCAGCAGAATGTTGTCGATCTCCTGAGTGCTGACCTTTGTTGTCGTTGCGGAGACGCCAAGATAGATGCCGGGTGCCTCGTTCCGCCCGCCGCCAAGGAAGGCCATTGCATCAACAAAAACGCAGCAGGCCTGAGTGCCGATGCAACCCTTTTGAATCTGAGCGCCTTCGATCCTTGCGAACGGGAAGAGATCGCCGCCCACGTTGTTGAAGACCTCAATGGTGTGCCGATTGAGAGCGTAGACCTCGTTGCGGAGCTTGAGCAGCGCCAGTATTGGGTCGGGGTCTGCTTCGCTTGACCCGTACTTCAGCGGGTTAACGGCAAATGGATCGTTTAGCTCTGTGACGATCAGATACTGGCCATCGGTGGTCATGAAGTAGCCATCGACCCAACAGAAGTCGATCACGAAGCCCAGGTCCGGGTCTGTGACTTGCAGCAACCCTGCAGTGCTGTTCCAGTAGTACAGGCGGCCACCGGATGCGACCGCCAGGCTGGTGAAGCTGTAGTCAAAGGTCACTAGGTTGGTGGTTGGCCCGCCAACGTCGCCAAGGACGGTTACCGCGCCGCTGCTTGAGACAGAGACCAGCTTGGTGCCCATGACCCGGTAGCAGATGTTGTTCCACTCGATGCCGCCACGGTCAACGCCTGGGCCTGTCCCATTGGAGACAATGCCATCACCTGGGCGAAGGAAGCCGTTGCTGATGCCGCTGACCTTTGGCACGGGCACCAGATTGACGGGGTAGCTGGTGCGGATCTCCGGCGTGCCGTCAGTGTAAATTCCGTTCAGGATTGGAATTTGCATGGCTTACCACTTGACCTTATCGGCCCAATACGCTGCGCTCATCTTGCCCTTGGAGATGTTCCCGGCGTGCCTGGCCTTGAATGACTCTCGGCGAGCCTGGGACGCCTTGGACTCGCCCTCCATCTTCGGCGACCCGGAGACGCCTTGCTGCCCGAAGCGGATGGTCTTTACTTGGTCGCCGGCCTTGGCTACGACGACATGGCTTTTTGTCGGGTGCGATGGCGTGCGCTTGGGCTTGTTGTAGCCCTCGACGCCAGCCCGATCCAGTCTTGAGTCTTTGGCGCCCATGATGCCCTAGTCAAGCAAAATATACGCGCCATCCTCTTGCAGCAGGAAGAACCCATCCTCCTGCAGCAGCGCTCCGGCAACTGGGCCGCCACCGATATTCCAGAATCGAATACGGAAGCGCAGCCGAGTCAGCGGGTACATCTCAGAAGCCCTCGCCGGGCATGACGTGCAGGGACGTGCCGGCTGCGGAGATGTACGCCATTAGGCTGTAATCGCCGGGCTTGGTGATGGTTACCTGCGCGCCTCCCGGCACCGGGTAATCTGCCGTGGTTGCGACCACCGGGGCGGTTTCGCCGAAGCGGATGTAGCAGACATTTGCGCCGAGGTTGGTCAGGCAGACGGTCTGCGTGGCGCCGGTAACCGTTGCGGTGGCCGATGCCGCTCCTGGGGACACGATGACGCCACGGTTGTAGCCTGGCGAAAATGGGGCTGAGTTGTAAGGCATTGGGTTCGCTCCTGAAGATTAGCCGATGCGATACCAAGAGTTGGTCGCTTGGTAAAAACGCATGGTGAAGAACGCATTAGCGGCCAGGGTGGTCGGCGCTCCGAATGCCGCAGCAGCTCCGTTGAGCGCCAACGTGAATGCCGTGATGATCTGCGTGGTGGTCACCAGCAACTGCGTCCCGTCTGGCGTGCCGGTATTGAGCGGGAGCGTGATCGTGCCGGTGGCCAGCGTGCCGGCTGGCTGCAGCAACATCCACTGCTGCTCGCTGACCGGCGTCGGCACGGTGATGTTGAACCCGGCGCCTGGGGTGTAGAGGTTCGTGGAGACGGTTGGCGCTGCGAATACGGTCTGAAAATACGCCAGCAGTTGACTGACAGAGACCTTGCGAGCATCGCCGTTGTTCGGGACGTAGATCGGCAGAAGATCGCCGCCGGATATCTGACTGAGGCCTGCTAGTTGATTGATCGTCGGCATGTGTGGCCTCTTTCAGGTGTATTCGAGCGGGCCGTCCTGGCCGGCCAGGGTTGGGTAGACAGGCTGCGCCAGGAATGGATTGTCGTAGACCCTCCAAGGCTTGTTGCCCGCTCCAGATGGCATGGTTCCTGGCATCTGCTGCTCAATCGGCATGGCGGCCCTGGACAGGAGGGTATTGTACGTCTCCTTGGCTGTCATCTTGGTGTCGGGCATGACCTGCTTGCCGTAACTTGGGGCCAGCTTGATGCCGAGATTGGTGTAGATCGCTTCGTTGGATGAATCCGGGACGTTGGTCTGCTCGTCCAGATCGCTATCCTGCGGGCTCGATGGGAGCGGGTAGCCCAAGCGGATGCCGAGTGCATTCCACGATGCAATCATGGTATCGAGTCGGCGCAGAGCGCTGTCGAGTTGCTCCGGCGTGAGATCAAAGACGTAGGACGCCAGCCCGATTTCCTCGAAGGCCTGCGTTACGAACTGGCGCTTGGTCCATCCCATTGCTCAGACTCCTGTGATTCGGTGCTGGATCAATTGTCCCAGCTTTCTGTCCGGCGTGCGACCGTCGAAGCGAATGTCTAGCTCTCGCGC